TCAACTTGTCCTAAAAGGTATTTGTACCGCTGAAGAATGGGAACAATTTAAAGAAGATATCTACTACAACTACAAAAAAGATAACAACTTTACTGAGTTGCGTGATGCAGAGTTATTGCGTGAACGTCTAGGATTATTACAAACAGTTGACCCTTATATTGGTCGATACTACTCAATGGCATGGGTACAAAAGAATGTTCTTCAAATGGATGAAGATGAAATCAAAAAGATGAAGAAAGAAATTGCCAAAGAAGAAGAGCAAGGCATTGGTGGTCCAACAATGCCACCAGAGATGCAACAGCAACAACAAGCTGATGCAGAGGCTAATCCTCCTGTAGACAATACACAAGATGATGCAGCTAATGAATCTTTAACTCCTCAACTTGATTCGGATGTTGAGCGCTTTTCGGCAATACTAAATAAACGATAATTGGAGATTATAATGGAAACATCAGAATTTATTGACAACTTAGCCGCAGGTAATGCAGCAGCTGCAAAAGAAGCATTGAATGATATGCTTTCTGCTCGTGCGTTTGAAGCACTTGAAGGCCGCAAAGTTGAACTAGCAAAAAATCTTTATAATGGCAAAGAAGAATCTAACGATTCTGATATAGAAGTACAAGACACGGAAGATACTGCTGTAGAACAATGAAATTAACAGATAAGTTCAGAACTATTGTTGAAGAAGAAAAATCAGACTATTCTAAGTTTGATGTTTTGATTCGTGCTGGCCTTGCTAACAAGGCACAGATGCAACGTATTCATAAAATTTTGGATAAGATGCATGAAGAAAGACCACAATTTAACAATGCTGACAAGATGATTCTACAAAATCTTTTCAATAAGATGGTAGATTTAATTTCAAATAATAAGGCAATAAATCTTCAAGCACGCCGTGCTGTCAAAGAAGAAATTGAAGCGGAAGATTTAAACGAATCTCGCATGAATATGCCAATAGAACCGCCAGTTGTTTTAATGTTGAAACGTAAAGCGGTTCGTTTATATCCAGATGGCCAAAAGGTTGCTCTATACTATAACAAACAACTAGACAAATATTTTTCTGTACCTTATGGTTTAGAATCAGTTGTTCAGGCAGAAGAAGTTGAATTAGAAGAATCTGTTATGGATAGCTTACATAAGATTGTTGCTGGCAAACAAGCAAACTCAGTTAAGTTTGCATCAGGTCATTCCAGAAAGATTGACCACTTTACTGCATCTGCAATCACTCAGGTACATAAAGCACTAAATGATGAAAACAAAAAGAAGTTTTCTGATTTAGTTCATAAGTCACCGGAACATTTTCAAAAGGCAGCTGCGTTTTCCTTCAAACAAGCAAAATGAAGTTTATTGGACTGATTATAGATAATAAGTTGGTTGAAGCAAAAGAAGAACTCTTTGCTAAGCTAAACACTATTGCTGCAAAGAGACTTCAAGAAGCTAAACTTTATGTTGCAGAAGATAGGTTTGAAAAGGTTGAAGAACTTGATGAAGCAATCAAAAGACGCAGCCAAAACATCATTAAGATGGGTAGAATCCAAAAGATTCGCAGAATAATTAGACGTAATGCCAAAGGCCGTATTATCGTTCAGAAGAATGTAAAACGCTCAGGTATTAAAGGTTACAGAATTTCTGGCAGTACAGTTAAAAGAATTTCTGCAACGGCAAGAATGAAGAAAGCACGCTTGTTAAAGCGTTCATGGAAAACAACTAGAAGAGCTAAACTACGCCGCACACTTATGAAAAGAAAGATGAGTTTGCGTAGAAGAGCATCAATGGGAATAAAATAAAATGGCAATCACAACTGACATTATAAACACATTACGTTCACGTTCTATTATTAGAATCGTAAACACAGCAGCTAATGATAATACAGTTATTACATTAGCAAATTTATCGGCTAATAGTTCATTAGAGACTGTTTCGCAAGCTGCTATCACTCATATCATTTCAACATCTAATGCTGGTCGTTGGAAGATTTATAGAGGCAATGATGCAACCGGTGTATTAATTATGACACTTGGAGATGGCGCTGATTTTCCTTTGTCTCAATATGATATTGCAATTGCAAACACACCTACTGCAAATATCTTTGTAACGAATAGTGGTACAGATGGTACTTTAATTTTACAAGTAACCAAAACTGCTACATATTCTCAGGGATTAACAGGGTACTAAAATGAAACTAATTAGAGAACACATCGAAGCCGTTAAGTATTTAACAGAAGCTTCAGAAAATGGTAAAAAGAATCTTTACATTGAAGGTACTTTTTTAGTTGGTGATACCATTAATAAAAACAATCGCATGTATGAAATGAAAACTTTGCGTAACGAAGTTAAAAGATATGATGAAGAATACATTAAAACAAATCGTGCATTAGGTGAATTAGGTCATCCTGATACACCAACACTAAACTTAGAAAGAGTATCACATAAAATTGTTTCCCTCAAAGAAGATGGAAATACATTTTATGGTAAAGCTCTTGTTCTTGATACACCATACGGCCAAATCGTTAAAAATTTCATTGATAACGGAGTAAACCTAGGAGTTTCCTCAAGAGCACTAGGTTCTGTAACCATGACCAAAGAAGGTTACAATCTTGTCCAAGACGACCTAAGATTGGCAACGGCGGCTGATATTGTGGCAGACCCATCTGCTCCAGGCGCATTTGTTAACGGCATCATGGAAAACAAAGAATGGATGTTTGTTGAAGGTCGCTTCGTAGAAGCAGACTTTGATAACACTAAAAAACAAATAATGAGAGCATCTTCAAAAGAAGTTGAAAATATTGCTCTTAAACTATTTGAAGCTTACCTCAGAAAACTTTAATTTTATAAATAAGAAATCATAAGGAGATTCCTAATGTCAAATAACAAACTAATGGAAGCAGCAGCTGACATTCTTGCTTCAGGCAAGGGTAAAAATGCAATGCCTCTAGAAAAACCTGCTGATAGTGCAGTCGTAGATTTAGGTGGTCCAACACCACAAAATTCTAAGCCTGACGATGACAGCAACAAAATTGATGCCGCAAAAGCAGCTAAATCTGCTACTGCGCCAACAAATAAACCATCTGATGCATCACCAGATACACAGAACAAAACAATGAAAGAAGACATTGATGCTTTATTCGCAGACGATGCCACCATTTCAGAAGAATTCAAATCAAAAGTTTCTACAATTTTTGAAGCTCGTGTCAATGACCGTGTAACTCAACTTGAAGAAGAAATTGAAACCAGATATGCCGGCATGCTTGAAGAAGCTGTTGAGGCAGTCAAAGCTGACTTGACCGAAAAGGTAGATGACTATCTATCATACGTTGTTGAGCAGTGGATGGAAGAAAATGCTATTGCTATCGAAACTGGCCTTCGTGCAGAATTGACCGAAGACTTTATCGCTGGCTTGCGTAACCTATTCGCAGAACACTATATTGATGTTCCAACCGAAAAGGTTGACCTTGTTGAAGAACTTGCAGGTAAAGTTGAAGAACTTGAAGGCAAGCTTAACGAAGAAATTGAACGTGGTGTAGGCTTTGCTAAGGCATTAGTTGAATCACGTAAGATTGAAATTGCTCGTGAAGTTACTGAAGGACTCACCGCTACTCAAGCAGAAAAAATCAAATCACTCGCAGAGGGTGTTGAATTCTCCACAGAGGACGAATACAAATCTAAGCTTGAAACCATTCGTGAGAACTACTTCCCTTCTGGTACCAAAAAGGCTACAGAAGACCAACTAAACGAACAGTTCGAAGATGCAGAAGAAAAGAAGGCAGTTATTGCTGACCCATTCGTTGCTGCTGTATCTCAGGCAATTTCAAAAACAAAACTTTAATAGTAAAACTCTAGGAGATTAAAAACATGTATTTGTCCGAATCATTACAAAAGAAATGGGAAGGCGTTCTCGACCACCCAGACCTTCCAAAAATTACTGACCCTTATAAAAAGGCAGTAACAGCAGTTATTTTGGAAAACCAAGCAACTGAAATGCAAAAATCAGGAATGATGACCGAAGCTGCACCAACAAACTCTGCTGGTACAAACGGTTTCTCTGGTGGCTCTACTGCTACTGGTCCTGTTGCAGGTTTCGACCCAATTCTAATCAGCTTGGTTCGCCGTTCACTACCTAACTTGATTGCATACGATATCTGCGGTGTTCAACCAATGACTGGCCCAACAGGCTTGATTTTCGCAATGCGTTCAATGTACGGTACTGACCGTGTGCCATCAACTGGCGTTGAAGCATTCTTCAACGAAGCAAACACAGGCTTCACCTCTAACGGTGCACCTGCACAAACCACATTGGCAGTTGGTGCTGCTGCAGCTAACACATTCGTTGGCAATGCTGCTGCGCTTCTAGGCCACACAACTGCTCAAGCAGAAGATAATCCTTTCCAAGAAATGGGTTTCTCAATTGAGAAAGTTACCGTTACTGCTAACACTCGTGCATTGAAGGCAGAATACTCAATGGAATTGGCACAAGACTTGAAAGCAGTTCATGGTCTTGACGCTGAAACCGAATTGAGCAACATTCTTTCTGCTGAAATTCTTGCAGAAATTAACCGTGAAGTTGTTCGTACAATCTACGGTACTGCTGTAACAGGCGCACAAATCGGTACTACTACCGCTGGTACTTTCAACCTTGACACAGACTCTAACGGTCGTTGGATGGTTGAAAAAGTTAAAGGTCTTGCTTTCCAAACTG